GCACAACGGTACGAACAAAGTCCAGGCCCTTGCAGAATCCTTCAACCTCTCGGCGCTATATGAGAAGACCCCCGAGGAACTCAAGGTTTTCAAGGCTGAAGCCGACCACGTATCAGCCCCGCGTGTTCTCCCTGTCGCAAACGCAGCTCGTTTGCTGCTCGACCTCTACTAACTTTCACGGGTTCCGTGTGCCCAACCCTCCGCTAGTCGGGTGATAAGCGCATAAATCTCAAACCGAAAAGGTAATCAGATGAAGAACACCAACGAATTGAAAGCGAAGAAAGCAGAACTTAAGGCCGCAGCGGAAAAGCTGGTAAACGGTGCGATGGAGTCGGGCCACGACCTCGCAGGCGCGAACCTGGAACAGTATCAGGGCCACGTCACCGAGATTCGCAACATCGAGAGCTTGCTCGCCCGTCACGCAGAACTTGCCACCATGCCGGTTGAGGGTGAAATCCTTCCGAACACTGTTTCGGTGCCCGCTTCCGCTCGCAACGTCAACCCACGCGCTACCGCCGAGTACGGCGCAGACTTCTTCGCGTACCTCCGCACAGGCAGCGTTGGTGCCGTCCTCGCAGCTCTCAATATCACAACCCCATCGCAGGGCGGTTACGGCACGCCGCAGGACTTCGACCGTACTATCGTCGAGCGCCTGCAGAACGAGAACGTAATGCGCCAAATCTCGACCGTGATTACGACCGAGAGCACAACCAATATCACCGTGGAAAACAACCTCGGCGCAGCAAGCTGGACGGCTGAAGCGGCGGTAGCTGGCAACGACGACGGCTCGGACGACAACTCCTTCAGCCAGATCGTTATTAACGCATTCAAGGCAACCCGCATTATCAAGGTGTCCGAAGAACTCTTGCAGGACGCTTTCTTCAACCTGCCTGGGTATCTGGCTTCCAAGTTCGCCGCGTCGTTCGGCATCCTGGAGGAGTCGGGCTTCGTCGCGGGCAACGGTACAGGCAGACCGACGGGCGTACTGACGAGCGCGTCAAACTCCGGAATTACCACGGCATCACCCACGGACATTGCCACGGATGAACTGATTCAGGTGTTCCACAGCCTGAAGCGTGCCTACCGCAGCAACGCCCGTTGGCTGATGAATGACAGTACTGCGCTCAATGTCCGTCTGAAAAAGGACAGCATGGGCCAATACATATGGCAACCGGGCCTCCAGGCCGGTCAGCCGGATCTGTTGTTCGGCAAGCCGGTTGCAATCTCCGACGCGATGCCGGCGATTACAGCTACCGAAAAGGCCCTGCTGTTCGGTGACTTCAGCTACTACACCATTGCTGACCGCTCGGCCCGTACGTTCACACGGCTTAACGAGCTGTACGCCGCTAACGGTCAGGTTGGTTTCCGTGCAGTAGAGCGCGTGGACGGCAAGCTGACCCTCGCCGAGGCGGTCAAGTACCTGACGATGCACGCCTAAACCCGCGCTGACCAGGAACCTTAACAAGTTGCAGTAGCAGAGACGCGGCCGGGGAAACGTGCTCCCCGTGTAACCCGGCCGCAGCTTTGTCAGAGGGATTATGGCACTTACGATCACAACGCCGCCAACGGCCGAGCCGGTTTCAGTAGACGACGTCTTAGCGCGGCTACGTCTAACCGGCACCTACGAGGACAGGACTTTGATAGCCGGGCACATCGTGACGGCTCGCGACATGGTCGAGAGCGCCACCGGCTACAGCGTTGCGCCTAAATCTTACCTCGACACCAAAGACGGATTCCCGTTGCCTCACGACGCCATCAAGCTCTATCGCCCGCCGCTGGTATCCGTCGAAAGCGTCCAGTACCTCGACGATTCGTATCAGTGGGTCACCTGGGACTCTTCCGAGTACTTCGTCGCGGACGGCAACGTCCCGGCGCTCATCAAGCCCCGGCGCGGGTTTACCTACCCTTCCCCGGCCGAGAGCTACGGCAGCGTCCGTATCGCGTACACAGTCGGAGCCTCACCGTATCAACCGCACATCGACGGGGTGTTGGTCATCGCGGCCTATCTCTATGAGAACCCCACAACCGCGCCGGGCGATGCCGGGTTGAAACAAATCCTCGAATCGCTCCAGATAAAGAAGGTCTATTTCTGATGGCTAAGGGATACAACGCGAGCGTTCTGCAGTTCCGTGGCGACATCATCGACAGCGATGCAACCACGGTTCTTACCGAGTCGGTCCCGTGCGGCCTGAAGTTCCTGTCGGGCAATCGCGACGACCAGCCGCAGCTTACCAACGCTGTTACAACGCACGTCGTCGTGATGCGGACTCCGGACTGCACGACGGTTAAGCCCGCAGCCGGGTATATCCAAATCGCCGGGACGCTGTACGCCATAGACTTCCCCGTCGATGCCTACACCAAGGGCCTCGCCCCGCGTCCTGGGATGTGGACGGAAATTAACTGCCGTGTTGTGGAGAATCCCGCGTGATTATCAAAGGCTTTATCGCCCTCTTACAGGCAGACGCCACGGTTGCCGCGCTGACCGAGGGCCGGGCGTACGCTGACGCACTTCCTCGCGGATATGTATTCCCGGCGCTTGTCCTGCATGAGTACGGCGGTAGCCTCGATTCGCAGATGGACGGCCCCGCAGACGCCGAGTACACCAGCGTGCAAGTTGACATCTACGGATCGGCTACCGACGAACGCGACAACCTCCGTAAAGCTGTCGGGGATGTCATGGACGGTTACGTCGGCACTTTGCCGAATGGTGTTGTCGTCCAGCTCTGCAGCCTTGAGCGGAAGATGGACCTTCAGGTTCTTCCGAGTGCGGAGCGTAAGACACAAGGGTTTCGCTCGCTACGCGGCTACAGCGTGACGAGCAACAGAGTGTAGTACCAGCGGCGCGGAGCTGTGACCCGCGTAATTCAAACAGGAGTTGAAATATGGCGAAAATTGGACACGGCTCACAGCTCAAAGTGGGCGATGGAGTGACACCCACCGAAGGCTTTACCGCAGTCAACGGCGTCATCAGCATTAGCGATGGATCGGACAAGGCCGACATTCTCGACAGCACGGATATGGGTACTTCGGGAAACCACCGTACCTTTGTTGGCGGTCTCGTGGATGAAGGGGACGTCACCGTCAAGATGAACCTGATTCCCGGCGACACAACGCAGACGGGCTTGCGAGCGCTCAAGGGCACCACTAACAACTATCAGGTTGTTGACATTGCAGGCGAGACGGCGAAGTTTGCAGGCATCCTGCAGAGCTTCACGAAGGACCGCCCGGACGACAAGTTCATGACCATCACCGCGAAAATCAAAATTTCCGGCGTGGTCACGTACGTACCGTAACCAACCAGGGGCCGGGCTACGGCTCGGCTCCGCTCACCTAGGGGGAGATATGAAGGTTCTGGAATTGGCTGTTCGCGAGCCGATGACGCTGAAGATGGGCGACACAGAGTATAAGCTCGTGTTCCCGGTGCATATCATCATTGCCTTGGAAGACAAGCTCGGGCACTCGATGAAACGCCTTTATGACTGGACGATGCTCAAGACCTCGGAACTGCACGCGGTGTTGGTAGCTGGGTTGACCGTGTGCCACCCGGACGAAGCCGAAGCCGTGGCGTCCATGATTACCGGCGACACCTTCCCTCTTGAGACCGAGGCAATCGAAGAAATCGTCTACGCCCTTTGCCGGTCTATCTTCCCGCGTGCAATGGCCAAGATGGAAGAGGAGCGGGAGAAGTTCATTACGGCCCGTAACCCAGGAGCTATAAGCCCAAACGCCGAGGGCGCGGCCGTCCACTAGAGGACGAACCGTGCACATGGACCGAGATATGGGCCGTCTGCCGCTACCACTACGGCATGACGCTTCCGGAGTTCTACGAAATGACGCTCGCGGAGTTTGAAGAACTCCAGCGGCGGCGCGACATGGAAATTCGGCACGCACGCTTCAACGCCGGGCTTATCGCTTCGGTTCTCATCAACCGATATCGCGGCGAAGACAGCGAGCCGACATCACCGTTCGACTTTATTCCAGGGTTCATAGATCCAGAGGAAGAAGCCGAGCGCCAGAGAGAAGAAGAAATCAAGCGGAGCATTGCCAGGGCCTTTGCTCGGTTGGCCGGTGAGCCGATGGAGAAGATACTCGCAAAACGCGAACGCATGATTGAGCGGATGACGGCGAACGGAATAGAGAACGCCGCCGAGTTGATAACCGAAGTATTCCCGAATCTTTGAAAGGGGCCGCCCGTGGCAGACGTTGATTTACAAATCGTCACGAACATAGAAGGGCTTGACGAACTGGAAAAAGCTCTGCTGGAAGGCGGCCCCAAAGCGGCTAAGCGGTTTATGCGCTCAGTCGAGATGAAAGCCGCAAAGGTCTTACAGGACAGCGCCTCGGAGAGCGCTCCGTTCCACACGGGCGACCTCTCAGAGGACATCAAGCGGCAGACGATAGCCGCAGATGACACGCTCACGGTGCGAGTTGGCCCGAGCCGTGAGACCTTCTATGGATTGTTTCAGGAGTTTGGAGCGCCAGAAGCCGGAGTGCCCGCGCAACATTGGTTAGAAAGCTCAGCCAAGGAAGCACAGGACGCAGTTTTAGAGAAGTACATCGAGGCCGTAAACGAGGGCCTGGAAGAGATGAAAGGGTAAACGATGGCCGCCCCGGTATGGGTTCTAAGCGTTGATCTACAAACGAAGACGGCTGCCTTCCAAACGGGCATGGCGGAAGCGGCTAAGTCGGCTCGCTCGACGTTTCAAAGCATCCGTGAAGCCGCACACGAAGGTGGTGAAGGCGTCCAGCAGTCGGCCGGAAATGTCCGAGCGGCTCTGGGTCTCATCGATAACACCATTCGCGGCAACCACGCCGCCGCAATGGCCGACCTCGTGCGCGAGTTTCAAAACACCTCTGTCGTAATGATGGCGTTACCGTTCGCTGCCTGGATTGGCGGTATCGGCGCGGTAGCTGCAATGGCGGTCGAGGTCGCAGAGAAAATTAAAGAATGGCGCACCGAACAAGAGCGCCTTAACACTGAGGAAATGAAGTTCGGAACCGCTATTCAACAGGCGTTCAACACGCTAGACGAAAAGCTTATCGCCTCCGGGCAGAAAGCCGACGAGCTTTCAAATAACCATCTCGGCGCACTCAAAAAGCAGCTAGAACTCATCGACCATCAGAGTATGGCCGAACTGATTCAGCAGTTCGACCTCATCGCGAAAGCTGCCGAGCCGGTATTCAAAGAGCTTACGGGGCATTGGTACACAATTGGCATAGGCTCCGAAGGCGCGGCACATGCCCTAGACCAATTCAAAACGAAATACGATAGCTTGCTCGCGCAGGGTAAAAACGCCGACGCTTCGGACCTCCTGAAAGGCACGCTCAAATCGGCCGAGGGCGTCCTAGCAGCGCAGCAGCAGCTAAGCAAGTTCGGCGACCCCTACAGCAGTGGGGCGAAGGATAGCGCGATCACTGCGAATTGGGCGTCCGTAGCCGCTGCAGCCGAGCTGCGGAAAGCAGGCGTTGGCTATACCGAGAAAGAGCTAAAGGCCCAGGAAGCTCTTGTCCAAGCGCTGCAGGCGCAGGTTACCTCAGAGACCAAGATAGCCGACCTCAAAAAGTCGGATAGCGGCAACGCCGCGAAGCAAACAGGTAACGAAGAATCCGCCCGGCGCTCCGAAGGGGCCAAGGCAGCCGCAGCAAGCCAGCTTGCCATTGCGGAACAAATCATCCAGGCGGACCGGGCCTTCGCCCAGGCACAGCTAACAATTAAGCACGCCTCGGTGCAGGAACGGCTTTCCTCGGACCTGGACTTTGCACAGCGCGAGTACAACGTCCGCGTAGCCGCGAATGAGCAACAGATTACCGCCCTCGATAAAGCTGGTAAAGACTACAACAACCAGCTCAAGGCGCTTCGAGATAAAGCCCTCGAAATCGATCAGCAATACAACACCGCTGTCTCTGAGATAAAAAGCCGTGCGGCCGTCGAGCAAAGCACCCGCGAGCTTGCAACGTACGAGCAAGGCGAGCGCGACAAAATCAGCGCACAGCAGCAAGGCTCAGCCGAGCGCCTCGCGGCCATCGACTCAGCCATCAAAGACGCCGAGGCAAAGAATCTTCAGGAAACGGACTATTACCGGCAGCTAGGCGCGTCCCGCGTCGAACTCGTGCGGCAGATGGCGCAGGACGAATTGAAGGAACGCGCCGACCTCTCCCGCGAAGCTGCTGACCACACCGCGAAAATGGCCGAGCTTGAGTATCAATCGGAGCTGCAGCAGCAGGCCGTAACCGACAGCGCCCGGCGCGTAACAGCGGCTCAGCGCCTAGCGGAAGAAATCGACTACGCCAACCGCGAGTATGAAATCAAGCGCCAAGCCCTTGAGAGCGAGGCTGCCGCGCTGGACACCACCGGGAAGGACTACACGACCAAGCTCCAGGCGATTCAGGACAAGGAAAAGCAGCTCCGGAGGGCGCACGCCAACGAAGTAAACGACATCCAGTACAAAGCCGTCATCGACAGGAATCTCAGGGTGAAGGCGGCCGAGCAAGAATTCGAGAACTCTCTCGCCGGAGGACTTACCCGGTCACTGATGGGCTATCAGAGCTTCGCGGGCATGATGGTTTCGTTCGGACAGCAGATTGTCGGGGGAATGATTCAGAACTCCATCGCGGCGATCCTAGCCAATGATATGACCAAGCCGTCAGACGCAGCGTACGCAGCGCGGCAAGCATTCAAGGCTGGGTGGCACTTTCCTTTCCCCGCGAATATCGTTGCGGCTCCGACGATGGCGGCTGGTGCATTCGCGGCGGTGATGGCATTCCAAGAGGGCACAGACGGCGTCCCCGGCGTCGGCCGTGGCGACGTCGTCCCAGCGATGCTCGAACCCGGCGAAGGCGTTGTCCCTCGCGGTGTGATGGACGGGCTACGGAGTGTCGCCAATAACGGCGGCTTCGATCAAAAACCATCGATGCAGTTACATCTCAACCCTGTTTACAACGTGCAGACAATCGACGGCGACGGAATGCAGGACGCGCTAACGAAGCACGCTGACTTGCTCGTCGATCACGTAGAAAACGCCCTCCGGAGGACCAACCGTCAATGAGCTATCCCGAAATGAGTACCGATGTCCCTTGGAGCCTCGTCAAGAGTGGCTTTAAGAAGTCGCCCGTTTTCCGGACAGATGTACAGGAAGCAACGGCCGGGCGTGGTAACAGCGCCGTCAGCTACAACCCATTCGCACGTTGGGCCTTTGCCTTGGACCTTAGCTACATCAGCGGAGCCGAGAACCAAGAGTCCGTCTTGCAAGACTTTTTGTCATGCTTCCTTGAATGCAACGGCCGCGCCGGGCGTTTTTTATTCACGGACCCAAACGACAACCGCGTCGAGCAGACCGAAGGCATCTTGATGAACGTCACGGCGGGTGCTGCCGTTCCGTTCGGGATGGTAGGCGATGGATCGTCTACGCAGTTCCGGTTTGGGCGGCGGATAGGCCGGGCGCGTGACCTCCTGCAGAATGTCACCGGATACCAGGTCTACGTCAACGGCACGCTAACAGACGTAACCGTTTCAGACACCGGAGTCGTGATTTTCAGCACAGCGCCCGCAGACGGAGCAATGCTCTCGTGGGACGGCGACTTCCGCTACCTCTGCCGGTTCTCTGATGACCGTGTGTCGGATCTTGCCCGCGTCAACAAAAACGCCGACGGCTTCCTGTGGTCTGCAACGGTCTCTTTTGAAAGCGAGTTCGCATGAAACGGCTGATTCCCGAATCGCTCATAAATTTCCTCAACGACACAGCAAACAGCGGCGTTATCAAGGCCGATTGCTTCGCTATCGAGCTACCGACCGGGCAAGTCATCTTTGCGACTGAGGGTCAATGGGACATTACGTTCAAGGTGGGAACGCCTGGGTGGAGCGGCCCTCAGACGACATTCAAGGCCGTGCAGTTCGGCCGGTGGAAGCGTGGGCCGATTACCTCTGAGGCCGGGTTTAGTCTCGCGTCGAACACAATGGACCTTACATGCATCCCGACCACTGGCACGGTGTATCCAGGGACGTCGGTGTCGATTCCGTGGGCGGTGCTGAATCAGCTATTCGACGGCTCAACCGTGTGGGTGTGGACCGCGTATATGCCGCTCAACGGTTACGGCGATGTCTCCAACGGCATAGAGACCAAGATGCAAGGCACGATGGTCAAGGTTCCTAAGCTTGGCCGTAATCAAGCCAGGTTCACAGTCGCCGACCCGCTGTATGCCTTAAACGTCAAAGTCCCCGGCCGGATATTCCAAAGCGACTGCGGCTTCGGGTTCGCGGATTCGCAATGTGGTCTCAACCCTGACGACTATACCGTCAGTTTCTCGGTATCCTCGACCGACCAAACCACGCTTACCCCATCGAGTTTGCCGCAGCCCGACGGTTACTTCACGCAGGGCGTTGTAACAGGGCTGACGGGGCAAAACGCCGGTTTAACCCAGACGGTTCGTGGCCACGGCGGCGGCTCGTTGGTGCTCATGCAACCGTTTATATTGCCGGTCGCGTCGGGCGACACCTTCGCGGTTATCAAAGGCTGCGACAAAACGGCGACGACTTGCATTGCTACGACGCGCAAAGACGGCACGCCCGAAACCGACAGCGCCCGGCGCCGCTTTGGTGGCACGCCATTCGTACCGCCTCCAACCTCTTCGATATAGGAAAGCCGATGCTGACACTTACTGACGAACAAAGAGCAATTATTCTCGCCGAGGCTGACACGTGGAAGGGTACGCCTTACCGTGGGTGGTCAGCGGTCAAAGGTGGGGGCGTTGACTGCGGGCAATTGATCTACGCCGTGTACCGGGCTTGCGGGCTTGTCCCGGCCGTCGAGCTGCCGAAGGACTATTCGCTGCAGGTCGCACAGCATCGGGCAAGCACGGAGTACCTCTCATTCGTTGACCAGTTCTGCCGGGAGATTCCAGAGGAAGAAGCCCGCCCCGCCGACATCGTGCTCTATAAGCTCGGCCTTGGGTATTCACACGGCGGCATCGTCGTTGAGTGGCCGAGGAAGATCGTCCAGGCAGAGGCCCGGCACGGTTTCTGTGCTGGCCACGGCATAAAGACGCCCGCTTTCCGTGGGCATGAGCGTTGCTTCCGGACACTGCGGCCGGAGTATTGCGGGGGTGGGTTCTAATGTCTGTTCTCTTCGGGCGTAAAGGCTTCGGGCCAACCAAGATCAACGAAGTCCAAATCAACCAAAGCGTATTAGGCTTCCCGGTGCCGGTTGTTATGGGCCGCGCCAAAATCCAGCAAAGTTTGCTGTGGGTTGGCGGGTTTACGTCCAAGCAGATAACCACGGGCGGTAAAGGCTTTGGTGGAGGCAAAGACGGCAACCAATACGTCTACAGCGCGGACGTTCTCGCGGCGTTGTGCGACGGCGGCGACAACGGCATCGCCGGTATTGGCGACGTATGGAGCGGGCAAAGCTGGCTCCCGAACGTCTATGGGCTTGAGTCGTTTGTCATCGGCTCAGCCAGCTATTACACCCCGACGAACTCTTCGGCGCTAACCGCGAATATTGGCGTATCGCGGCAAGTCCCATATAGCGGCGTATTCAACGACCTCGCCGGAACGCAGACGCTTACCGGCACGCACACGGTTCCACTGGCGCAAGTTCCCTGGGGGACGCGACCCATCGACAGGCCGTTATTACTTCAGCACGAGTGACAACGGCGTCACGATAACACTGACGTATTCTTTCGACCTAGCCACGGTTCGGAAGCAAATCCGGGTGCTTATACCATCGGGCGGCATTGTCGATATTGGTACAGGCGTAAGCGATCCAACACCATGGACGGCTGACGACGGCGTCATCTACGACAGCACGGATGGCACCGACCCAGACCAAGGTAAGGCACTAAACCGGACGTACAGTTCGCCGGGCGCTGGCGAGTTTGTAATAAGTTGGGTTGGCCTAGCTCGGTACGAGTTCAACGCTTCCGATTGGGGCCGCGAAGTACTCATTACGTACCGGATAAACAACAAAGTCAACATTCCGCAAGGCACGGCGAAGACCCTAAATATACAAGTCTTCGAGGGTACGAAGAAACAAGACATCTGGGCGTTGTTGGAGTCGAACTACGCCGGGCAGGCGTTGGGCTATAACAACATCGCGTTGGTAGCTTACGGCCCGATGGACTGCGGCTACGGCGGCCAGATTCAGCAAAACACCTTTGAGGTAATCACTAGAGACGGATGGGGCGGCGGTATTGCGGACTGTAACCCGGTGCGTTGCATCCGGCAAGTCTTGACTAATCCGATGTGGGGCCTCGGCGCAGGTAGCAACCCCTTTCCGGTGTCAGCTATCGATGACGGCCCGAGTGGGACGTGGGGGCCGGG